TCATTGGTAAAATAATTATAAGTTAAAAAGGTACTTTCTGGCTGATAAGAGACCAAGGGGACTCTTCCGAAAGGATAGGCTGGAAAGTCAAATTGACAATTGAATATTCCGAGGGGATAATCCCAACTCATATTCTTTTCATTTTTTACCTCCTTTACATCAGAGCATCTACGAGAAGCCGGTACAGCTTTCTTGTAGGTGCTCTTTTGTTTTAGGGAAAGGAGAGAAAATGCCATTCGGAAAATGGGAAAATTTCAATGAATGCGTTTTAGATATGGAAAAACAAGGTTACGACAATGAAACAGCAAAAAAGATATGTGGAACTCTGGAAAGAGAATTAAAGAAGAAAGGAGAAAGAGATGTGACTGTAAAAAACCAGAATGCAAAAGAAAGTTTAGAAGAACGAATAAGCCAAGTTAGAAGAGCATTTGAATCAAGAGGCGATTTAATGGAATCCAATTCAATGGTTATTCATGTTTTTGAAGATACAGTAATAACACAGCAATTTGGTACAGGTCAATATTATGAAGTACCTTATACTATAGATGATGACGGTAAAATAACCAAAGGCGAGCCGAAAGAAGTTGATTTAGTCTATATTCAAAAACGACTTAATAACAGCAGTGCAGAATTAACCGGTCCCATATTTAAAGCAGATGAAAAACAGAGAATAGTTTATGCCGCAGTATTAGTACCCGGAGAGCCAGACCATGATTTCGAAAAAGGCGAAAAATTATTGACCGCAGAAGAAATAGAACAAGTTGCTCATAAGTGGATGGAAGATTATGGAAACATAGACTACATGCATGGAATGAATAATGTAGCCAAACCAGTGGAAAGTTTTATATTGCCTTTTGAATGGGAAGTTACTATCGGAACTGAAAAAACCAAACTTCCAGAAGGTACATGGATATTAGCAGGAAAAGTAACTAACGATAAAGCATGGAAAGAAGTGGAAGAAGGCAAACTTACAGGATTCTCAATTATGGGAATCCAGAACACAGTATTAAAAGACATCATGAAAAAAGTAGCCGATGGAGAGCCAGCAAATAAGCAATTTGAAAGCTCACTTAAAAGAGTATTAATCAGAGATTTAGGCAAAGATTGGATTGTGCCATTTGTGAGCTTGGTAGATGAGCCATGTGTACCGAAAGCAAAGTTTTTTGCTATCAAAGAAAAGGAAAAAACCGAAATAGAGCAGGAGGATAAAGAAGGCGTATGGGCTAAAGTAGTAAACTATTTTAAAAAAGATGATTTTGGACAAATGACTGAAACTGTAAACAAGTTAAACGATATAGCAGAAAAGGCAGGAAGGTCAATTAGTGATGCAACTTATAACGACCTTAAAAAAGCTATAGACTCATTACAGAAATTAATAGAAAAAGCAGATAAGGAAAGAAAGCCAGATTATATGAAAAATAAAAAAAAATCGGAAGGAGATGAACTCGACATGAAAGAAGAAGAAGTCTTAAAGATGATAGAAGATAAGATTGATGAAAAAATGAAGCCTGTTCTGGAAGGGATTGAGTCTTTGAAAAAGCAGGAAACAGAGAAGACCAAAGAGCCGGAGAAAACAGAAAAAGCTAAAGAGCCGGAAGATAACAAAACCGAAATTGAAAAACTTCAAGAATCGTACGAAGCTCTTAAAAGCGAAAATGAAAAACTAAAAAAAGAAAAAGACGGACAATCCAAAGTAGAAAAAGGGCAGGAAGACGGTAAAACTAAAGTAGTAGAAAAAAGCATATATGAAGAATTAGGCAGAGATGATTTCGGAAGAAAAATAGAGAAAGGAGAGGAAGAAGATGTATAGCCAGAAAGATTTATTGGAATTGATTGATAGAGCGCAAAAAGGCGTAATAGAAATAACCGACTTAGGAGATAGTGTATTAGCCAATGCCAAAAGAGCAAGATTTATAAGAAAGATGCAACACAAAACAGTGATACTTCCAGAAGCAAGATTCATGAATATGGAGTCTAACATTGAAGATATTGATAGAATTGCTTTTGTTGGCAGAGTTTTAGATGCCGGTGATGATGCCAGCAACGAACATGTAGATTTAAGTGAAGCCGCTTTCTCCAAACCATCTACTTGGACTAACCAGTTAATCGCAAAGGAATTTCAGGCAATTACCTCACTAAGAGATAAAGCCGCAAGAAGGTCAATCGAAAGAGGTAATTTTGAAAATACCTTGATTGATTTATTTGGTGAAGCCGCAGGTAGGGACATGGAAGAATTAGCTATATTTGGGGATACTGCTATAACTTATAATTCCGGTGCAGGAGAATTGCATAAACAATCCAGATTGTTGAGCAAAACTGACGGTTGGGTTAAAAATGCCGCTAATGCAGTTTATGGAGTTGGTGGGGCTAAAGACTTTGACCCATCAGGAAACGATTATCCGGTAGATATGTTTGAAGCTATGTTGGAAGCTACTCCAAAAGAATATTTAGCTAATGTAGATGAGTGGAGATTTTGGGTAACTTGGGATGTTGAACAGAAATATAGAAGATACTTACGGAATCGAGAAACCGGATTAGGAGATGCTGCTTTAATCTCTAAAATGGGATTGGAGTTTGAGGGTATACCTATAAGAAAAGTCCCAATGCTGGAAAGAGCCAGAGCAATCGAAAGTCAAGGAACTGGAAGCGTATGTATATTAGGTTATCCTTCTAATATGGTATGGGGTATTTTCCATCAGGTAAGTATCGAAAGAGAAAGAGAAGCAAAGAAACGGAGAACAGATTGGGTATTGAGCTTAGAGGGCGATGCCGATTTCGAAGATGAAAATGCATGCACTGTTGCATACATCCAAAAAGAAAATCCTGAATCCTAAGTAAAAGAAAGGAAAGCCAAATGAAAATTGGAATTGTAGGAAACGGGTTTGTTGGTAAGGCAACAGCAGAAAGATTGGAGGGTCACGAGTTATATATTCTTGACCCTCCTAAAGGTATGAAAGACGATATTAGTAATTGTGATATTGTCTTTGTTTGCATTAACGAAACAGACCCATCAATGGAAAATCTTGATAAAGTAATTGATGATTTAGTTAAGCAAAACGAAAGATGTTTTTTTGTAATCCGTACTACTGTTATTCCCGGAACGACTGATTATTTAAGTAAGAAGTATAATCGGGAATTTGTTTTTATGCCGGAGTTTTTGAGAGAATGGAATGCTGAATACGATACTAAATATCCTGACAAATTAGTAATCGGAACAGAACACGATGGAATATTCAGATTGCTTTCGATTTATTTTGAATGCAAAAATATCTTACAAGTTAAACCAATCGAAGCCGAACTTGCCAAATTAGCACTCAATAGTTTAGCCACAATCAAGGTTGTATTTGCAGAAGAATTATTTGATTTAGCTGAAACGCTAAAAGCCGACTACAAGAATATCTACAAAATATTTCAATATGACCAGAACATAAACGAACGACATTTATTAGCAGGCAAAGACGGTTACAGGGGAGCAGATGGGAAGTGTATTACTCCAGAAACAAAAATATATATAAACAATAATATTAAAAAAGCCAGTGAAGTTAATAAAGGGGATAAAGTTTTAACTATTGACGGAAGCTGGCAAAGAATAATTAAAAAATATTGTAGAGAAATTGAAGAAGACATTTATCGAATAAGACCACAAGGTTTAAATGAATTTTGTATGACAGGTGAACATCCTGTATGGGGAATAAAAGCAGATAGAAAATATTATGGGAATAAAAGAAAAAAGTTTAGCAATTATACAGACAATGATTATAAATTTGAGTGGATAGAAGCAAAAGAATTAAAGAAAGGTGATTTTATAGCATTACCAAAAATAAAGGAATTTGATAATAAAATATTCAACGATGATTTAATGAGATTGTTTGGTTATTATGTAGCAGAGGGGAATATAGAGAAAAATTCTAATAGGATTGCCATTGCTTTTCATAAAAAAGAAAAAGAATATATTAATGATGTTTATCGGATAGTAAAAAAAGAATTCGGAATAACTCCTGGGATAGAAAAAAGACAACAGAATTGTACTGTAATTAGGTTTATTTCACAAAAAGCCAAAGATATATTAATTGCAAATTGTGGAGAAATGGCAAATAAAAAAGAATTAAGTAATGAAATAATAAATTCACAAAATATAAATGAATTTTTGATAGGTTACTTTAGGGGAGATGGAAGCAAGTCAACTAATATATATTCAATGGCAACAATATCAGAAAAACTATTTTATCAATTAAAGCTAATATTATTGAGATTAGGTATAGCATTTACAACTAATATAAGAGAGGCAAGAATAGACAAAAATAAAGTTAATCATCAAAAGGTTTTTACAATTAGAATAAGAAATTATGAGGAAATAAAAAAGTTTAATGATATTGTAAAAATGGAAATTAATAAAGAGTTAAAATTACAAAGGAAAACAAGTTGGTTTGATGATGAGTATTTATATATTCCTATAAAAAGCATAGAAAAAATAAAATATAAAGGGGAAGTATATAATTTTGAAGTAGATAAAAACCAGACCTATGTGATAGCAGATGCTATTGTTCATAATTGCCTCCCAAAGGACAGCGATTTTTTAGTTCAGACAGGAGTGTTATACGATTCCAGAATGAGCTTACTTGAAACAGCGGTTGCTCTGAATAAATTAATGTTGAGGATGAAAAATGCCTAAAGAGGAAGAAGAAATAAGATTTAAAAAGGAAATAAGCCGATGGTATAAAACATTTTTAGGATATTGCCAATCCCATACTTATTGGTGCTACAAAGTTATAGATAGCATACTAAATGAAAATGAACAGATAAAAGGCATTATTGAAATAGGGACAGGGAGGGGGGCAATGTCTATATTTTTCGGATTGGAATGTTACGAAAGAGGATATAAACCATTGTTAACTTATGACATAGTGAAATTAAAAGAGCCAAGATTATTCAAGTTGTTAGGAGTAAGGAATATTATCAGAGATTGTTTTGTAGAAGAATCAATAAAAGAAATAAAAGAATATGCAGATATTCCGGTATTTGTCATGTGTGATGGCGGAAACAAAGCAAAGGAATTTAATACCATAGTACCTTTTTTGAAATCAGGCTCAATTATCGGAGCGCATGATTATAATGAAGGTTACAATTTTATAAGGTGTGTTGGTATGAGAAGAAAGTTTATTCAGGAATCAATCAATAAGTATAATTTACAGCCGGTAAAACAAGAAGAATGGGATAAACCGCCAGACCATATTAAGATGTTATTCTATAAAAAACCATAGGGGAATATATGAGAATATTGGTAACAGGCTCTAAAGGAATAGTAGGAGAAAAACTTGTTAAGGAATTAACTTGTAGGGGTTATGATGTTTTTGGAATTGACCTTAACCATGACCCTAAAGAATATATCCATGTGCATAAACCGAATTACAAATTATGCAGTTATGCCAGATGCGATATAGGAGAATACCGACAGATAGCAGATGTAATTGAAAATGCAGGATATTTTGATTATGTCTATAATTGTGCCGCTGAATTTGGAAGGTGGAACGGAGAAAACTATTATGAACAGATGTGGAAATCCAATTTAATCGGACTGAAAAATATTCTCAAACTTCAAGAGAGATACAAATTTAAGCTAATACATTTTTCAAGTTCAGAAGTTTATGGTGACTGGCAGGGATTAATGAGAGAAGAAGTTACCGACAAAGAAGCCATAAAGCAAATGAACGATTATGCTATCTCTAAGTGGGCTAACGAACTTCAGATTAAAAATTCAATGCTAATGAATAATACCGAAACAGTTATAGTAAGATTATTTAATACTTATGGGGCTGGAGAATATTATACTCCATATCGTTCAGTAAATTGCCGAATTTGCTATCATGGAATTAAGGGTTTACCAATAGAAATATATAAAGGGCATTACCGTAGCAGTACCTATATTCTGGATTGTATTCAGACTGTAGCCAACATAGTCAATAATTTTATCCCCGGAAGGATTTATAACATCGGAAGCAAACAATATCACAGCATAGAAGAGTTAGCAAAGTTTGCATGGGATTATATCGGGGCTAATCCAAATTTAATATCATACCTTGATAATTATGAAATCTTAACCACCAAAAGCAAAAATGTAGATATAAGCTTATCTGAAAAGGAATTGGGACACAAAGACACCATTGACTGGAAAGAGGGAATTAAAAGGACTGTCAAGTGGATGAGGTATTATTATGGATAGAAAGGTAATATTTGTATCGAGTTTCAATGTTTATTTTATGGGACATACTGATTATACCAAAAAATACAATGATAAAAATGAAAAAGATTTGAATTGGATAAAATTCAGGGCAGGTTTAACAAAAGGATATTGCTTAAAAAGTCTTATCAATCAGACTAATCAAAATTTTATTGCTTATTTTAAATGCAGGGAAGAACACTTGGATTATATCAAAAAATTGATAGGGGAATTGCCTCAGAATATAAAATTCTGTTCAATTAATGATTGTGATATACAAATTAAGGCATTATCAACAACAAATGACCTTTATATAGTTAGAGTTGATTCTGATGATATGTGGAAATTAGATACAGTAGATAGAATCTATCAATATAACCATAAACCGGAAACAGAAATACTAATCAACCAATGGTGCTATAACTATGATATTTACGGAAAACGATTAGCAAGATTCTTTTATCCATCTCCACAAAGTTATGTTTTGATTTACAAAGGAGAAGAATATTTAAAAGGCAAAAGACACCGGTTAAAAGGTGGAAATATTGGGGCAATTAAACTAAAACACGAAATTATTCAAGGTATTAATTATATGGATACAATTCATGGTACTAATATCTGTTCAAAATTTGATTCAAATACTTGGCAACAATTTAAGGAGTTTCACGATTTGGAAGAAAAGAAGAACATTTTAAAACAGTTTGGGATAACAACATGAACATATTATATTATATAACCCGATGGGAAGTTGGCACAGCCTATAAGAATGTTAACTTTATGAGAGACAGGTTTGGCGGGAAAGTTGTTAAAGATAGTGTTTCCGAAGCTTATAATTATATCAAAAAACACAAAGCCGATTTCATGGTAGTCAGGGGAGATGCCAGAAAAGATTATTATATTGCCTTAAAAAATAAAATACCTTATGTATTGATTGCCAACGACATAATGGGAATGAGGGTAGGGAGAGTTCTGGAATCGGATAAGCACATGATAGAAAATGCTTCTGGAGTTATTTTTACATCTGAATACCATGTTAAATATTGTCAGGAAAACAACATCAAAATACCTTATTATGAAGTGATACATAGCAGACCATTAATGAGAGATTTAAAGTTTGTACCTCAAAAGAAATTGCCGGGATTGAATTTAGTCTATGCTGGTGGAATTGGTGCAAGGTGGGACAGCAGAGCAAAACCTCACGGATATAGGCAGTATCATAAAATATTTGAGAAGTTTTTAAGTGCAGGTTGGAAAGTCCATTTATATCCAGCAACAGCCAACAATTTACAGGAATACAAGGATATGGGATGTAATATATACAGTAAAATAACATATAAGGAATTATTAAGTGAAATGTCTCAATATACAGCAGGATTTCATGGATACAATAAAGATGGTGTACCTAAAACAGCTTATGAGTATTCACAGAATTGCATAGGTAATAAATGCTGGGATTATTTAATGGCAGGGATTCCGACTATTGGATTTCAGGGCGGGAAGGGAATGGATATCTACCGGAATAAATGGGGTATAGTTTTGAGGAGTTTAAGTAAACGAACTTTAGAGAATTTACCAAAACGACTTGAAAAGCTGAATATTACCGAACAATTAAAATATGAAAATTTAATGGATAATGACCTTGAGAAATACCAAAATATTATCAATAAGGCACTAAAAGATAAAAAAATTATTGCTAAACAACCGACTGTAATAATATCGGAATGGAAGGATAATTGCATTACAATACAGGTAGAAAATAAACGACCTTACAAAATTGAAAGAGGGAATCTTATTTTAGAGCCATATGAAAAAACCAAACTAATAACAGTAAGCGAATCTCAATGGAAAGAAATTAAATCTCATGTTGGGTTAAAAATATTATATTTTTAAGGAGAGCCAAATGTTAAATTTAGAGTACAAATTAAAGGTAAGAAACAAAGAGAAGTTTAGAGTAAACAGAAGAAAGAATGTTTTAATGGGCGAATCAGTAAACGATATTGATGCAGATGAAACAGCATATAAAGAAATAAGGGCATGCCGACATCTGAAAATCGAAAAAATAGAATATATATGTCCTATTTGCAAAAAGGATTTTAAAACACGTCAAGGGGCAAATGTCCATATAGACAAAATGCACCCGGAATATAAAACTCTTTTGAATAGAAAGGGGTAAATTATGTATTCAACAGTCAATGAAGTTAAAAGCTATACCGGGGTGGGGTATGATAAATTAGGGCTAAATAGTGAATCAGAACTTAATACTTTAATTGAAGGTTACCTAAAGCAAGTCAAAAGTCTGATTGACCAGAATAGAGGTAGGGATTTAGAAAAGGATTTGAACTTTGGGGATAAAAATATAATAGTGCCTGCTGAAAAAATATGGAGCGGAGAAGGTGAACAGATTTACGATAAAGATTTATTTCCAAAAGGTGATTATTTATGCGTAAATTATATTGCTATGGGTGAAGGTGATGAAATCAAAAGTATTATAGATGAAGACCTTAGCAAAGCCAAAGTTATAGGATTGATAATCAATCCAGATAATGACCTTGATTCAGGAGATTTGAAAGTTAATTTATATACCGATATGTCTGGAACTACATTAGCTAAAACAATAAACTTAAGGGCAGTAGAAAGTGAAGAATGGACAAGATGTGTTCATTATCTCAACGATTCTACTTTGACCTCGATTAAATGTATCGGAATCAAGGCAACTACAGATATTACTTTTTATCTGGCGGAGGTTTATGTTTTGGAACTCCCTCAAGGGATACACAATATAGCAATGAGGGCATGTGCCAATATGGTGAAATTAGCTTATGCCAACAGGGAAAGTCCGGTAATTACTATTGATGATATGAATGCTCAATTAATCAAAGACGAAATATTGACTCCTGAATTAAGAAAAGAATTAAGTATCTATAAGAAAAAAGCCAATTTCGGGATAGGAATAGTAGAAGGCAAAATATATGTAGAGGACGATAATGACTGAAGGAATTATTTTAGAAGTTGACCCAAAAGAATTAGAGAAATTCTGGAAAGTACCGGAAGAAGTAGGCAAGAGAAGTTTTAAGTATCTGGCGCAGGAAATCCATGCTGGGTTTATTGATGAGTCTCCGATTGGCAAAAAAGCAGGGGGTAGGCTTTCTAAATGGAAACGTAAAAAAGTAAACGACTGGGAATACATGATTTATGACGGACCCGAATATGCTTTGTATGTAGCTTTAGGAACTGGGATTTATGGACCCGAAAAACGACCTTATACCATACGAGCAGTTAATAAAAAATGTTTGCATTTTGTCTGGAAAGGTCAAGAGATATTTGCTAAACACGTAACCGTTCAAGGACAGCGACCGAATCCTTATCACGAAAGAGGAGTCAAAAGAGGTGTTGACCGGATAGATGAATTTATACGGAAAGCACAGAGGGAGGTAACAGGTGGAGTCTAAAACATTAGAACAAGCTATTGATGATATTATGGAAGCTATTGAAACAACCTTGAAAAATGCTATCAATGTAGACGGTGGGAAGTTGCACGATGTGAAAAGTCTAATAATGGGTGGCAAAACTTCTCAAAGTCCAAAAACTCCCGGACTCTGGGTAGGGCAAGGAGAAGCAAGATTAGTACCGGAAGACAGCTATCTGAAAACCGAATGCTGGGCTATGGAAATTGCAGTAGTGAGTGTAATCTATAATACTGACCAATACCAAGGCGAAAAAGATGCCAATAGTTTAGCCGCAAGAGCTAAAAGTGTTTTAATAGCTGACCGGACTTTGGGATTTGGCCATGGAACATTTTTTAGTGATATTAGAAGTTCAAGATTTATAGGAAGCAATCCCGAATTTATAACCAAATCTGGGAACTTATTTAGCGCAATATATACCTGTGAAGTTTATTTCACAGTAATCGAATAAGAAAGGAGAAAAGACAATGGGAACAGTTAGAAGATATTTAGGTTGTTGCGAGGAAGAAAATTTTAACCCGGCAGTACCTCCTGAAGCAAAATTCCATATTGAAATCAGCTCAGCAGGGTTAGATGTACCAGCCAATCCGAATGTAGAATTTGAAAGCGGACTGTATCGGGGAAGGCGAGAAATCAGACCGGGATATTATACACCTTCTGGAAATATTGTATTTCCGATTAATGTTAGGGCAATAGGTTATTTTTTGAAATGGGCATTAGGGGAATATAAATTTACCGATGGTGGAGCAGGAACTAACACTCATGAAATCTATGGGAAAGAAGGTACAAGTTTACCAAGTTTCACAGCCAGAATAGGAAAGGACGCATTTGAACATATCTTTACCGGAGTTACAATTAATTCCTTAAATTTGGAGATTGGTGGAGATTGGTTATTGTGTACGATTGATTGTTTTGCCGGGAAAGACCATAAAGGAACTCTAAAAGAAATTGCAGATTTAGATTTATTTGAAGAGAAGATGTTAACCTTTATAGCCGCAGGAGTTAGCTTTGGTGGAGTTGGGTATAATTGTAAAATCAAAAACATGACAATCAACATAGCCAACAATATAGATGCACCGGGAGGCAAAGGAATCGGAACTCGTTATCCATGCAGATTCCCTGTAGGGGCAAGAAATGTTAATCTAAGCGGAAATTTGCATTTTGAAGATGAAACCGAATATGCAAAATATTGGGGAGATGCTGACGGAATACATGATACCGACAGTCCGGGAAGTGAAGAAATTATTATTACTATTGATGGCGGGACTCCGGGCAGTTTAGAGTTGAAATTCCCGAAAGTACAGTATACCCAAGTTGGAGCACCACCAAGCGGTAGAAGTCCGATAGACCATTCCTTTAGTGCTTATGCGATAGTAGACACTACAACCTTAGCAGATGCAGTAACCGAAGTTGACACCGAAATGTTAGCTACTTTGGAAAACAACAATGATGATATGGATGAAGATATTGAAAGTTAAAATTAAAAAAGGAGAGCCATTATGATAACGAAAGAAGAATTGTTAAAAGGAAACAAATTAGTTAAAACGGTAACAATTAAAGAATTAGGCGGGGAAATACAAATCAGGCCATTAACAGAAGAACAATGGGCTGAAATTGAAGCACGAA